GTTCGTAACTTGATTGATGCTGGTGCTATTAGCATGGACGAGCCTACTGAACAGTGGATGCGTCAGCAGATGGATATGCCTCGTAAGACAATTCCACGTGTTGAGCCTGTTATTGCTACTCCTGATATTAAAGAGATCATTCAGTCCGGTGGTAGTGGTAATCAACCGCCCGTACCTGCACCGACACCTACGCCTACGCCCGGAGATAAGTCTAGTAACGGCGGGGCTGGTAACATCGGTAAATCACCGAATGCAGCGGGATGATGGGAGGTAAGTAATGTACGAAAAGAGTTCAATCCCATATCTAGTACCTATTAGGGAGTTCTCTGAGGGTACTGCTGATGGTGGGATTAACTGGATCGACGGTAATAAGAAGTGGATTCAGTTGTATCCGTATGACACTTGGTATCATCCTATTTACGGTGAGACTACTGTTAATAAGATGAAAGCCCACAGGTTCTCGGATAACTTCAAGCGTAATGTTTATGGTCAAGAGATTACTACTGACTATGAACATGGTCTTGATAAGTCCAAGGGTAAGAAGGCATCCGGTAAGATTCTCGAAATGGAACCTCGTGATGATGGTCTTTACGGACTCGTACAGTTTACTGAAGAAGCAGTAAAGGAAATTAACGCGGGTGAATGGAACTACTGGTCTACATCTCATTGGGAGAAGTGGACGCATCCTCAGACCAAGGAAAAGATTAGTGACGTCATTGATGGTGGTGGCCTTACTAACAAGCCTTGGGTAAAGGGTATGCTCCCGCTTAATTTTTCGGAGGTCTTTATTGCAGAACATCCAGAACTTGTAGATTCACAGTCTGCTGAGGAATCACATGATTATGGTTTTCCTCCTGATCCTGCTACTAATCCAGACGATGCAGCAGAAACAGGGTCAAGACGTGAAACACCCCCAGGAGGCGAAGATGGTAGTGTTCCCGATCGTAGTCAGACAGTCGAAAACAATAAAGGTGGTGACATGAAAACGCTACAAGAGCAGTTGCGCGAGGCACTAGGTCTTGGTGATGAAGCTGATGATACTGCAATCATCACTTCTATTACTACGATGAAAGATGAAGTAGAGCCTCTGCGTGAAGTTGCTAGACAGCATTCTGATAAGCGCCGTTTTAGCGAGGACTTCCCCGCTGAGTATAAGCGTATGCAGAGGCTTGAAGAAGATAACAGGGCTAACTTCGCTAGACAGTTCTCTGAGACTCTCGCTACTCGTCGTGTTATGGAGAAGGACGGAGAGAACGAGAAAGAAACAACGGTTGGTCTTTCCGGTCTTGCCATTGAGAAGGCTAAGGAATGTGCATTGAAGTTCTCCGAGGGTACTATCGAATTCGGTGACTTCCGTGAGTTTACTGATGCAATTTTCAATAGTGGTGTCGTCGATTACGGTACTACAGGTTCTTCTAGAACTGATGGTGATGACGATATTCCCGAAGCTGACGAAAAAGATCCTCGTAGATTCAATACTGTTCCTGAGAAGGTCTTTGATGCACGTAAGTTGTTCTCGGAGGCTGTACTTCACTATCGGGACGAGTTGATGGAGAAGGACGAATTGGATGAGAAGGTTGCTTATAGTCAGGCAGTTGGTATTGCTGCTGACAAGCATCCGGCTCTGTACGAGAAGTACCTAATGCCTATCAATGCTTAAAGACGTTTGTTAAAGGAAGGAGGGTAAATGTCGCCTGCAACACAGAACGTCGTTCTATCAAAAGGCTACGATGCCGCTGCTGCTATTACCAAAAAGCGTTTCGTTAAGATCACTGGTGAGCAGCAAGTATCTCAGTGTAGTGTTGCTGGTGAGAACGCTATTGGAGTTGCTATCTTTAGTGTTTCCACCGCTGAGATTGCTAAAGGCAAGGGGGCATCTGTCATTGAAGAAGGGCGTGCTATTGTTGAGGCGGGCGTAGCACTCGTAGTTGGTAACAAAGTCGCAACCGACAACCAAGGTCGTGCTGTTGTAGCAGTTGCTACTAATCACGTTCTTGGTGTCGTAGAAAAGGGTGCATCCGGCGCAGGTTCCGAGTGTACCGTTCATCTAGCTGGCGTAGCCGGAATTCTAGCCTAAAGGGAGGTGAGGAAACCAAATGTATGATCCTAGTGGTCTTTATATCGACCCTATCCTCACTAACTTTAGTGTAGGATACCAAAGTCAAGAGCTTTATGGCATGAGGCTCTTTCCTGAAACGCCCGTAAGAACTGCGTCAGGGCGTTATCGTGTCTATGACCGTTCTAATTGGCTCATCTATCCGTCTAGGCGTGAGCCTGGTACGTGGGCTAACGAGATCGGTGCTCGTAAGTGGAGTGAAGATACCTTTGAGACTCAGGAACATGCTTTGCAGGCTCCTGTCTACGATGAAGAACGTCGTGAGTTGTTGTCTCAGGGTGGTCTTGCTAATGCTGTGTTCGGTGGCGATCTACAGATCAATCCCGAGCAGGATGCAGCCGAAGATGTAATGAACTCTCTGCTGCTTGAACATGAGCAGAAGGTCGCCAATGTTATTCGCAATACTGGTAACTATCCTGGCAACCACGTTCTTGCTCTTGCTGGTGCTACCAAGTGGTCTGATTACACCAACGGCGTTACCTCTACAAGTGATCCTGTAGCTAACCTACGTGCAGCAATTCAGCGAATCTACTTGGATACAGCACGTTGGCCCAATACGATGATTATTCCTTTCGATGCTGTTGGCGTCATTGAGAATCATCCTCGTGTTGTTGCTAGGTTCCAGTACTTCGCTCTTACCGATCCTGGTGCATGGCAGCAGCTTCTTGGTCTGCCTCCTGAAATGGTTGATAATCTTAATGTGTTCGTTGTCGATTCAAAGTTCAATAACGCTGACAACGTTGATCTTACTGAGAGCATCATTTCATTTTGGGGTCAGGACGTGTGGCTTGGTATCGTTGATCCTACTCCTGGTCAGAGGACTAAGACATTCGGTAAGACGTTCTCTGAGTTGTACCTCGATGGTACTACTCGTCCTACTGAGCGTTGGCGTGAAGAAGGCCGCAAGAGTGATCTTGTTAGGTCTAACTGGAAGTACGATCTTAAGATCGTTTCTAGTACTGCCGGTTACTTGTTCACCAACGCTGTTGCAGCCGTAACCTAAGAAGGGAGGTAACTCAATCATGTATCTGTGGGCACCGCTCCTGTACGCAAAGCCTGGTCTTGGTGATGATGGTAAGCCTAACGAGCTTAAGTCATTCAAGGTTGGTGCTGAAATCAGTCAGGGTAGTATGTCCGATGAGGATTGGGAGTACCTCATCAAGACTGGTGTTGTTCGTGATTCACCATATCCTGTTAAAGATGTTAGTGGTAGCTACATGGAGTCTCCGCGTGAAGTTATCCTCCGTTCAGCACGCGAAGCAATGGAAGCTGCACAACAGGGTATGAATCTAACTGGTGCCGTTGAGGTACCTTCGCAGTAGGTATAGAGTAGTGGCCGAAGAACTACTAGCGAGTCTTGAGGACATTAACACCTTTCTTGATGCGAAAGCTAAGATGGGTGATGGTGATGATGACAAGCTGCAAGTTGAAGCACAGCGAGTCATTAAATCAATGCTCTTTGGTGTGTTCACTCCGGTTACTCTCTCTAGTTGGAGTTCTCCTGGCAGTACCCCTGGTACCATTAGGGGTATTGCCGGGAGGCTCATTGCAGCTTATTGGTACAAAGAGCTTTACTCAGAGGAAACGTCGGACGTCCCTCAGTATGCACAAGGTCTTTATAATGAGGCTATTGGCATGTTAAGGGACATTCGAGCCGGAACTCTTACTGTTCTAACCGATGCCAATGAGTCAGTAGAAGCAAGTGGTCTAGAGCCTGATAATACGTGGTTCTGGCCTAACAAGACTACGACTCCATCTACGTTTAGTAGAGATCAGGAATTTGGCTAGAGCAGGTAAGGAAACTACTCTTAAAGAATGCGATGCCAATATCGCTATCAATTACAGTATCCTCAAAAAACACGGAAAAGCTATGCACCACGAAGATGAGATGAACAAATCACTAGATAGACGTCTTGTGCTAATGAATCCCTATTACGCGAAATAACATGACAACTAAACTCTCACAGAAGTGGGCAAGTCTCGGTAATTTCGGTGGCGAAATCATCATTGACTTCGTTCCCGATCCTAATGAGATTGCTAACGCTTTCTTGCGTGTTGCAGACGAGCTAGATAACGTTGCTGCTCCGCTTATAGCGTCTAAAGCCATTGCTATCGAAGATATGAAGCATCACTTCGATACTGAGTTTGGGCCTGATGGTAAGCATTGGACACCACTCGATAATGAGTATCAAGCTTGGAAAGAGGAACACGGTCATCCTCGTGATATTTTGAGACTATCTGGCGCTCTTGAAGATACTGCTACTAGTGACCAAGCGTGGGAAGTTGTTGGCGATACGCTTGAGTTCAATACTGGTATCTTGCCTAGTGCTGCCGATGGTACTCCATACTGGTTTTTCCATCAAGTTGGTACCGATGACGGTGAAAGAGCAGGTCAGGTTCAAGAGTACAAAACGAGTATTAGACTAAGTAGAGAAGCTGGTCTAGGTGTCTCTGAAACTGGTGGTACCCATGAGAGTTTTGGTATTGGACGAGGTAAAGCTTTGCCTGCACGTCCGTTCATTGGCCTTAGTGACGCTGCACAACTAGCTGTTATTGAGGTTTTTGATACCTGGTTCGATGAATCTATCATTACATTTCAACGTAGCGGTGGTCTTGTGCAGACCATTGTTGGTGGTCACTTTGGCCCTGTTGTCGGTGGGATAGAAAGATCGTAATGCCTGTTGTTACACAGGCTTACTATACAAGACCCGAAGAAATGGTCGATCATTTCTTCAATGATATTCAGCAGAATGCAGAAGTACTTGGTCTTGCTTTTGTCGGTACTTACGACGAGAAGCTTATTCCTGCATATCCAGCAGTTGTTATTTCTGCGGGGCCTGTGGAGAAAGAACTTCATGGTACAGCAACGTATCTAGTAAAGTTAAGAACTTTCTTTTACGTAATGCACGCACAGCTAACACTTGATCATCGGATGAGAAACCAGGAAGATTTGGAACTAGCTACCCGTATTTCAGAATTCATCGAACGTGATATGACACTTGGAGGTAAAGTAATTCATCATTGGGTAGAATCGGAAGTTCCTGGTGTTCTTTCACCTCGTACAACGAAGGGGGATGCTGTTGTTGGAACTCGGCTACATAACTCGGCTTTGTCTGGAAGGAGGTTCAAGTAGTGTCGCTATCACTGAAACTCAATCATCCTCATCTAGAGGCTGGTGCTGAGTTGGGTGTAGCGGGCACCTTGGCAGTTAAAAACGGTGAATCCGTTGATGTTACCAAGGAGCAGGAAGCAGAATTCATTAGTGCTACTGGTCAGACTATTACTGATGCTCTTGGGAATACTGAGATTTATGAGCTTAGTGGTACTCCGGAGATCAAAGGTATTGACGAGGTACTTCCGCCTGACCAGGTTGAAGCAATTAAGAACACTGATCCCGCAAGTCTCGGTATTAGAGTTCCCGATAAGGATGCACAACCAGTAAAAGAAACTACTACGACTACTACACAAACTGACACCACGGCTACTAGTGATGGTGCAGATCAAGGGAGTGCTGCGTAATGCCTGCTGGAATTGGTGCTGGCAATGCGATGTTCATTGCCCTTGAAACCGCTTATGGTACCCTCATTGATCCGACTGGTACTGGTATTTGGGTGCCTTTCATTGATGAGAGTCTAATCTACAATGAGACGCCCTACTTCTCTGAACAGATTAGAGGCGAGACAATCGACGCTGATCGCAAGCCTGGTTACTATCACGTCGAGGGTAATATCACTATGGAAGTTGATGCTAACTATATGCCTTACTTCTTGTACGCGAGTAGGCATACTGTTACTAAGACTGGGGCTGGCCCCTATGTCTATAGTGCTGTACCAAACTCATCGGGATCG